ATTGGTGAATCAGGACATGGATATAATTTTTACATTGCAGAAGATACTTTCTTTATAGACGTACTAAAAAAAGTATCTCGTTCATATGAAGGCACGCCTAATGAAATAATTAAAAATGTATTATCAAGTGAATTTGGTAAAGAACTAAATCTTATAGGTAAAGAATCTGCTCAGTCAGCATTTACTTACATATCGCCATATATTTCACCTTTCACTATTATAGAAACTATTAGAGCTAGATCTACTGATAGAAACGGTTATCCATTCTTTGTTTATGCAGCACTTAATGACGATGCGATCAGAATGAAAAGCTTGTCTGAAATAATAGAGACATCTCCTATTAACTCAAAGCCATTTACATATAGTACTGCACAAAATTATAATCCAGATGCAGAAAAACAATTAACTAATATAGAATTTTATGAAGAAATAGGAGCTAATGATACAGCCGAATTGATATTGATGGGTGCTGTACAAAATCAATATAATGTTTTAAATCTTAGTACTAGTAAGAGAAACACATATAATAGGTTTAATATTACAGAAGTATTAGATGCAAAAGAAAACTCTATATTCAATAAAGATCTTACAATACAAGATAAAAAATTAAATGAGTATGATCCTAAGATCGTTTACAATCTTGTTAATTATACTACCTCAGAAGAATTAGGGTATCATGATGAAGAAGATATTGAGCTACATGTGAATAAAATGAAAGCAAACTCTTTATGCGCAGCATTAGAAAAAAAGAAAATTAATATCACATTAGCCGGTGTTTTAAACTATTTTAATGACGGTATAGTATTTGTTGGTGAGCAGATAATGATTAATAAACCTCAGCATAATGCAGGTGAGTTAGATGAAGTAGCAAGCGGTCCTTATATCGTATTGCAGAGTAAACATGTTTTCGTAGATAATAAATATTCGATGGGCTTGACATGCAGTAAGCTCACAGATCAAACAGACACAACGATCGCAGTTGGTCCAAGTGGATATCCAAGCTTATGAATAATTTTTATGGAGATGTAATAAGATGGTTTGTAGGAATCTGTGAATGCACCTCAGATCCATTACACTTAGGTCGAGTTCGTGTAAGAATTTATGGTATCCATAGCGATAACGTAGATGAAGTACCTGAGTCTGCATTACCATGGGCTACTACAATGGTGCCTACAACTGAAGATGGTGTGAGTGGGTTAGGAAGAAGTGCAAATTTAAAACCAGGTGCAATGGTGTTCGGTATGTTTACTGATGGAAATTTATCACAGCAACCTATTGTTTTAGGTTCTTTACCGAGAATAGAATCTTTAGATACTGAACAGCAAACATCTAAGAATAATGATGCATCACAGGTATCAACTAAAGATGTACCTAATACTAAACCTAGTAATGAAGCACCCAGTAAAGGTGCAACTGCATATGAAAAAGGATTGGTTGGTAGTAATAATGTAGAAAAAGCATTTAATTTTTTAATTAGTAATGGATATAGGCCTGTACCAGCAGCTGCTATTATTGGTAATTTTATGCAAGAATCTCAGGAAGGTGGCCAAGGTATAAGTCCGGCTGCAATAAATCCAACATCAGAGTCATATGGCATAGCTCAATGGAATCCACAACCTGCTGCATTGAGACTGCAAGAGCTACAAGCATGGGCTAATGATAGAAGATTGAAGTGGCATGCGAATGGAAATCCAAATGATCAAGAGGCTTTATTAACTCAATTACAGTTTTTTCATTGGGACTTTAAATCACAAAGGCCTGGTTTTTACAAATATACAGATGTGGCCACATCAAACAACGTTGCATTAGCAACACGACTTTTTATGGATGGGTATGAAAGACCTGGTGCATCAGAAGCACATTTAACTCAGAGAATTAAATATGCTAAACAAACTCTGGAGACGTATGGATGAGTACTGATATTAATAAATCAGATGTGAATTTAGCATTGTTGACTGCATTCAAAAACTCTAACTTTATTATTGTTGGAGAGAAGGCACTGCAGGCTGCAAATGCAACTAAACTGCAATCTGAATCTCTACTAGAGAGCGATCAGACGATTAGTGGTATTAAGAGCATATCTAATATTAATGTTGCGCCATCTATTGCACAACTTGATACAGTAATACCTGCAACGAGTGTGAATGATTCAGATGATTCAGATATTAATCTTATTACAGGTACTCGTTCACAAGCTGGTCGATTAAATACAGTGATTGGATCTGGATCACCACAAGCCGTAGGTCAATCACTTGCCACTGTTACAGATCAAAGTGCATTTACATATAGAAACGAGCTGAAGTCAATTGCAGTAGAAGAAGCTAAACCGATTGTCTTAGATATTGATATAGTATTGAACGAAGGTGTTGATGGACAATCAGGATTTTCTACATCTATTAACGACTTCAATGTATCTTTTAATAATTTAATGGGTAACAATACTAATTCTCTATTAGGTAATTGCATACTCAATATTCAGAATGGTATCTTTCCTATCTTAAATGGAATAGTTCCCAATATATCAAGTGCATTGACTCAAACCGTAATAGGATTATTATTAGGCAATAGAAAATCAGAAGCTGCAAGACTACTAGAGAAAAATTCTAATCAATCAGCAGCTGAAATAGAAAAGAAATTAGATGAAGTACCTATATCACAGAACAATGTAGTAGATCCTCAAACTAAAAAGCTTGTAGGTAATAAGACTGTACCAGCCTATGAATTATTATCTGAACAAGAAAAACTATGGTTGTCAGAGAATACACCTACATATGGTTCATATAGATTTGATGTCATAGGGACGAAGGAAGAATTAATATCTGAAATTAGAAATTGTCCTAGAGATATTTCAGAGTTTGTTGTACATTGGACAGAAACTTTTAAAAATCAGAATTTAAGAGCAGAAGATATACATGAGTGGCACATAGGCAAAGGTTACACAGGTATTGGTTATCACTATATCATTACTCGAGATGGTAAGCTGCAAAGAGGTAGACCACTGAATCTAATTGGTGATCATGCATCAGAATTTAATCATAATCGATATTCTATTGGTATTGCGTTTGTTGGTGGATTTAATTGTGCTACTGGCACTAAGAATCCTCAAAGGTTTTTATCTGCAGAAAGTTTTACTACTGCACAGCATAAAACATTTGCTATGTTTTGTGAAGCATTCTATACAGTCATACCTGCAGGTCAAGCATGGGGACATAATGATGTAAGTCAATCAAATACAGATCCTGGCTTTAATGTTCCGAAATTCGTAAAAATATTATTTGATAAAGAAAATCATTTTGAAAGAGGTGATACAAATGAATCATCTGTATCTTTTGAACAATTATCCGAATTAAGCGGAGTGAATTACATATGACAACAAGAAGCGATAAGTATTTAGATCGAATCCAAAGATTAGGTCAAGGTAAAGCCGACACTCAGGGTACTAACAAAAGAGCATTTGTAGATCCTAATAATGAGTATCCACGTAAAGAAAATAATAATCAGTCCTCTATCAATCAAGGAGCAAGAGGTGGTGGAAGTCATCAACTATCTGTTGGTGGATCAGTAGCAGGTGTGAATCTAAATTTAGATCCTGGTGTTGAGACGTATTATACTAAAGCTGATATAAGAGAGACTGCATCTGGCCACGTCATAGAATTAAACGATACACCCGGAGGTGAGCGTGTACTTATCAAGCATAAGACAGGTGCAGGTGTAGAACTGAGACCAGACGGAACAGTACTTGTTGTATCTACTAAGAACAAAGTAGAAGTATGTCATGGTAGTAATGAAGTTATTGTAGAAGGTGAAGCAAACCTAACCTACAAAGGTAATTTAAATCTTAATGTAACAGGTGATTTTAATGTTAATTGTAGAGACTATAATGTCCATGCTAGGGGCAGTAAAACCGAGCAAATCGACAATAATTCGAAGACGTCTATATTTGGAAATTCTGGTAATTCGGTTTCAGGTAATTTTATACAGAGTATTGCAGGTAATACTACGAACGTTACTTTGGGTACGCAGACTCTTGTCACAAAAGGGAATTTGGTAGTAGCAACCGAAGGATCACAAGAAATAGTATCTAAAGGTCCAAGTATACTTACATCAGAAGAACAGTTTAATGTATCTTCACCTGATGTGAATATTGCTGCAACAGTATTATCTGTATTTGGTAATAGAGGAACTATTGGCGGTCCAGCAATGGTACATTATGCTAATACTTTTCATGGTAATTTAAGAGGCACTGCATTGAGAGCCGCTGCATTAGGATCTACATCTGGCCAGCTTGGTGGTATATCTGTATTTTCTTCTACTAACGAATTACTTAAAGAGGTTGGTGGTTCATTTAGCACAGAATCAGAAGCAGAAGCCGCAGTAGGATTTACAGCAACCGCTAATCCAACCGAAGGCATGACTGAATCATATCTTACTGTATCAGATCGTGGTATACGTAAAGTACATATTGATATTGATGACTATCTCAAGAATCAGCTTTTAACACGTAAATATTCTGTCGAAGAAGTTCGTGCTAAGATGAGAGATAAGAATAACAGAGACTTTAGTGAATGGACAGCATATCAAATTGCTTCTGGTGTATTGAATGCAAATTATGCAAATAATGTACCATCATCATATGGTTCTATAGTATTAGCGAATCAACCTCAAGAAAGAAGAGGCGTTAATAGTATGGGTCAAGTTGAGCCATTAGCTATTGTGCAAAAATATAAACCACCTCAATTAAAAGTTAAGTTTAATATAGCACCTGAAGCAAGATTTAAAAAGAATATGTCAGGCATTATTACTCAAAATACATTAATTAATAATAATACGTCTATCGGTAAATTCGTAGGCTTTGATGATCATGGAGAATTTAACAAGTTACTAAATGCTGATAAACAACAAATGGCTAAAAACTATTTTGTAATAAGTGAATTAATGAAATTAGTTTCTAATAGTAATCATCATCCTACAGAATTAGAAAATCATTCATTAATAGTAGTTGAAGGTTATTATGCTCCAGAAAAATATGGCATAGGTTCTTTAGAAAAAAGACAAACCGAAGTACTCACTGGTAACAGTACTCTTGATATGAGATCTAAAGGCCGTGCAGTAGTCTTTGAATTAAGAGATCAAAAAGGTAAAGTAGATAAAGAAGCAACATTTGAATTAGCAAAAATATGGAGCGATGCAGGTACATTTGATAAACTCATATTAGATTACGATACATATGATCCTAGTGGAGAACTTAATGCACAGATAATAATTGAAGTTCCAGATATAAAATCATATAGTAATATTAAATTTAAACGTAATGTGCAAACTCTATTCAACAATAACGTGCAATCTAATGATGCTTTAGTCGAAATAGAGTTATAAATAGATGAAAAAGGTTTAAGATGGCAAGAATATTATCAATAGAAGATGGAAACTTATCTAGTTCGATACTTACATCGAGAGAGAAAAAGTATTCAGATATTAATCTGCTATTCGAAAAGAAACCTAGTGGAGATATTTACGTAAAAAAAGAAGCAGATGCAGTTAAGCAATCTGTAAAAAATATAGTTTCGACTAACAGGACTGAAAAACCATTTGATATGGAATACGGTGCTAATATTACTGGAATGTTGTTTGAACTATCATCTGGCTTAGAACGAGAAAGTATTAAAAGACAGATTACAAGCTCTATAAACAGATATGAACCAAGAGCAAGAGTATTAGATATAGCGGTAAATGATAATGCTGATGCTAATACATTAAGAGTATTTGTTACGTTTAGAGTTTTATCAACAGGAGAAGTTGTTGAGTTAGAAACTAATGTATCGAGGTTAAGGTAATGGTAACGACAATACGATCTACAGATTTAGATTTTACAAACATAAAGAATAATCTAAAGACGGCTTTAAAAAATAATCCAGAGTTTCAAGACTATAATTATGAAGGTTCTGGTTTATCTGCTCTCTTAGATGTGTTAGCATATAATACACATTATAATGCATTAATTGCAAATATGGCATTGAATGAATCTTACCTTACCACAGCTCAACTAAGATCATCTGTTGTTTCACTTGCCGAAGCAATTGGTTATATGCCAGCCTCAAAGGTTGCTTCATCAGCGACTGTTAACATATCAGTTAATACAGGTAATCTTGCAGGTCGCCCATCATTTTTATCTCTACAACGAGGAACAAAATTTAACACAACAGTAGATGATGTAGCATATACATTTGAAACTACAGGTACAATCACAGCAGCTGATAATGGAAGTGGTTTATATGTTTTTAAAGATACTTTAGATAATGAAGCTATTACAATTAGAGAAGGTAAAAATATTACAAAGACTTTTATTGTAAGTGAAGATTCTCCTGATTCTGTTTATGTTATACCTGATAAAAACATTGATACAACAACAGCTTTTGTGAGTGTATATACAGATTTAACAACTACTAATTATACTACGTATACAGATTTAAAAGAAGCTGATACAATTGATGATCAGTCTAAAGTTTATATCTTACGTGAAACCCCCAATGGTTTTTATGAATTATCTTTTGGTGACGGTTATACATTAGGTAAAGCGCCAGAACCTGGTAATAAGATTGTTATAGAATATCTTTCTACAAATGGTCCTGATGCAAACGGCGCTAATTCATTTACGCCTGCTACACAAATACAAGTACCAGGATCAGCTGGTAATACATCTTTTAATTTAAGTGTAACTACTGTTACTAAAGCTGTATCGGGTTCTGTTGTTGAAACAACAGAATCTATTCGTAAGAATGCTCCATTCTCATATGCATCTCAAAATCGTATGGTTACAGCAGCAGATTATGCTTCACTTATTAGACGTAATTTTGGTTATCTCATAAAAGATATTCAGGCATATGGCGGTGAAGATGCTGTACGAAAAGAATATGGAGTTGTCTTTTTATCGATAGTATTTAAAGATGATGTAACTCAAGCAACTATTGATAAGACAAAAGGTGACATCACTGCTTTGGCAAGACAATTGCAGGTTATTACATTTGATGTGAAGTTCCAAGACCCAGATATTACATATCTAGAAACTGCAGTATATTTTCAGTTTAATCCTAAGTTTACATCATCTTCTATTCAAGAGATTCAGAATCGTGTAGAAGTTGCAACAGAAAATTACTTTACTAATAACACAGGTTTATTCGATCAGTCATATAGACGATCTAATTTATTAGCATTAGTAGACGATGTTGATCCATCTGTATTATCTTCACGTGCAACCCTAAAAGTACAAAAGAGATTTGTTCCATTCTTAGGCAGATCTGAATCAACTACATTGAGATATGCTTCGCCTATTGCTGAGCCGAATGATGAACAACCTACTATTACATCTACTTCATTCTTTTCAAACGGTACAAAAGTTAGAATCAAAAATAAACTAGATAGCTATAAATTGCAATTAATAGCAATTGATGATGATACAGTATTTGTAGATAATATAGGAGAATATTTCCCAGCTACAGGTATTGTATCAATTGTAGGATTGACTGTTGATAGTATCATAGGCGGTAACGACTTTATAAAAATATCTGGCGTAGCAGCTAACGAATCATTCTCTTCACCAGGTCAAAATCAAATTGTTGTATATGATGATGGTCCATCATTTGTACAAGCTAATATAGTAACAACGAGCTAACATGTCTTTAGATAAAACATTACGCGATATTAATCGACGGCCGATATCGGTTCAAGATAAAAAGCAAGTAAAAGGTGTATTGCCTGAATACTTTCAGTCCGAATACCCTAAGTTTGCATCATTTCTTGAAGCATATTATGATTATATGGATAGTGATTTATCTCCTACGAAACTTATTGATGAATTATTTTTAAATCGTGATATTACACAGGTCGATATAGACCTGTTATCTTTTATAGAAGATGAATTATTATTAGGTCAACAGTACTTCGAAGGATTTAGAAATAAAAGAGAAGCGGCAGATTATTCTAGTACCTTATATAAAACAAAGGGAACTAAATACAGTATTGAACAATTCTTTCGTGTGTTCTATAACTCATTTGCTGAAGTAATATATACAAAAAATAATGTTTTTATTGTAGGTAATGTACATGATTTAGAGAAAGAAAAAGAAAATCATAATGCAGGTATCACACCTTATGCACCTGTCATTACTGTATCAGCATCACGTATTGGACCTGACGAACAAAGATATTTAACTGATGATAAATTATATCAGAAGTATGCTTTACTTATTAAGTCTACGTTGCCTATCGATACATGGAGAGACATATATAAACTGTTTGTACATCCAGCAGGAATGTATGTTGCTGGTGAAGTTCAGATTGTAAGTATTGCAGAACCTGGTTATGCTCTTATGCCTCCTGGTATTGCAGATTCAACAGGACCAATATTTTTGGGCGAAGCAAGTGTTGCAACGATCGGATTCAATGCAACAAATCATATTGTACAAGACTTGGGGTCACGAACAGAACCATTTACTCTAAATCCTTTTCAACTTGGTCAGTTCCCACCTAATATGACACTTGCTGCTTTTGATTTAAACTTTAATAACTTGGCAAATGTTCAGAATCCAGGGTCAAATACATTCGATGATGATAGTACAGTAGATGATCCTTCATATCCAAAAATGTCGAGTGATAGTACTGTACTAATGAATTTTAGTAACGACTTCTTCTAAAAACTATTATAAATAGTGATAACTTTTAAAGAGAGATAACATGGCTAGACAAACAATTAATACTGGCACTACCGCAAACGACGGTACAGGTGACTCATTACGTAATGCCGGTAATAAAATTAATCAAAACTTTCAAGAGTTATATACATTTCTTGGCGAAAGCGATCAAGTATCTCCATATTTGTTTATTGATTCTGATGGTATTCATTTTAACGGTGAGAGTGTTAATTCATTCAAAACTATTTTAGAAGTAGAAGATCCTACTCAAAACAATACTATTACATTACCAGATTCGAGTGGTAATGTTGTTTTAGATACATCAGCACAAACACTTTTCAATAAGACAATGGCTGCAACTGCATTAACAGAGCCAAGAATTAAAGACGACGATTCTAGTCATAATTATCAAATTGTTCCAGGTTCATTAACAGCAAATATTCCTGTTAATTTACCTAATCTAGCTGATAGTGATGATTTTGTAATGGCTAAGCATACGCAAACTTTAGAAAATAAAACATTAGATTCAGCGACTCTTAACTTTCCAAAGATAAATCAGATTGTTGATAATAACGGTGCTACAATTACAAAATATAATACAATAGGTAGTGCAGTAAATTACATATCGATTAATAATGAAGAGACAACTTATCCGCCATCTATATATGCAGACGGAGCTGATACTGATATTAATTTAGCTATAGGTGGTAAAGGTACAGGCGCATTAGTAATAGATACAAGAGTTGCATTAGCTAATACAACGCTAACAGCTGATGGATATGTAGATTCCGCACATCCATTGACAATTTTCAATTCTCCAGCACCTATAATTGGATATGTTGGTGATGGATCACATATCGGTGAATTAAAATATTTTGTCAATAAAGGCGCGGGAACAGCAACTATAACACCAACAAACTTGGCCGGCGGAGGAAGTACTAC